TCTTTTAAAATAAATGCCATTATTTATTGCCTTATCAGCTAATACGAATTACTGCGTTTGAAGCATCTGCTGTTGGGAATACAACAGTAAAGTCACCTGCAGTAGATGTTACTGTTGAACCAAAGTTAAATACTGCAATAGCTTTGTTTCCTTGTGAGGCATTATATATAATAGCTCCGTCTGCAGATATAGTTAAGTTAGAAAAAACTTCATCTGCAAAGTCAACAAAAGCTGTTGAACCTGATAATGTAATACTAGCAGAGTCAAGTACTTGACCCCCTGCTGAGTAGTTAGTTCCTGATGCTTCATCAGAATTTCCTGTAACATCAGAATAGTTAGTTGTAGCTGCGCCATAAGTTCCAGAAGGTGAGGCTTTAATAAGAGCTACTTTTAAACTGTTTGTATCTAAATCGTGAACACCGCCAAGTAGCTCTTGCTTAAACGTGTTGCACATTGCTGTAGTAATAGCCATTTGAGGGTATCCTTTATATTAAGCACAAAGGGGCCAGCATATAGCCAGCCCCTAAAGTTATTTATGCAAGTGTATCACGGTCTACTTCCGCAGCAGCTTTAGTAGCACCCATTGGGGCATATACTACAAAAAACTTAAATGATCCTGCTGAAGGAGCATTTGAAGCTGCAAGTTTAGCAGTGATTACTGTGTCAGCATTTGTGACATTAGTAATACCGTTTACTGTGGTAGTAGTGGCAGCTAATGTTTTAGCACCATTAATATCAGCAGTACCAAGCATATCAACGTCACCACCTGTTACACCAAAACTTACTGCGTTAGCACCAGCAATAGTGGCTGCAGCAGTACACTCAGCGCCAGCAGCAAGAACCACACAATTGTTTGGAACTGTACCGATATCGTGAGTTGAGCTAGTGGTAAGATTACCGTGAGCAATCACAGCAGTCTCAATACGAACTGGAGATTGTAAAGCCATTGTTTAGTCCTCCCTTATGCCAAGTTATACTTGGCGTTAACAAGAGCTTCTGGACGAAGAATCTTGCGACCGTATAGATGCATACCACGAACAATGTCAGCAAAGCTGTCAGGGTCACGATAAGTTTCAGTCTTATTGATTTGCTCCGCAGTTGCGACAGCAGAATCATGACCAGCTACGATAACACCGTAGTTAGCGTTTTGGTTTGCAGTACCTGTAGTACCTGAACCAGTACCAACTGAAGGCAGATTGCTTGAAGTGTATACACGGAAACCGTGGAAGTTATTCAAGACCAGACCATTGCGTAGTCCACCTGATTCACCGAAGTCTGCGTTAAAGAGGCGTGAATCCTCATCACGAAGTACTTCCATAAATACTGGATCAACTACCAGCCAGCGTCCTTGAGTATCAACTTGTTGTTGATCCAAGAGGCGAGCCATACGAGCAACAACCATTGCTGGTGAAGCTGTAGCAGTTGGAAGGGCTGTGGCACCAGGCAAACGTGCTGCAATTGGGATCGAGTGATCACCAGCAGAACCAGTTGTGATGTTACCAAAGTCACCTTTTTTCAGTTTCATGCTTGACAGCAATTCATCTGAACCAGCAGTGGCTACTGCTTTAGTGCCGTTTACTTGGTCATTAACAGTATCGGCATCTGTGTGCAAAGCTGATTGTTTAAAGCCAGCAAGATAACCAAGGACTTCTTGGTCATGCTGATCAGCCAAACGATAAGCTGCACGGTTGGTTGCAAGATCCATAAAGTTCACATGTGAGTGAGCTTCTTCGATGTCATCAATTTTAAAGGCAAAGTAGTTAGCTTTGTCTACAACTAATGAAAAATCTTCATCGTCAAGATCTTGTGCTGAGATATTAGTACCACGAGCATATGAGCTTACAGAAATCTCAGGTTCTTTAATGATTTTTACTGTATCACCTTGGGCAGAAATCTCCCCAAAATAATCAGAGTTGGTGATGTCACCTGTTACAGTTGCTTTACGGAAAGCAAGCTGTACTTTTTTAGAGTAGATTACGGAACTAAAGTTACCGTTAGGTAAGTTACCGTATCCCCCTGCAGTTGTAAAAGCCATGATAAATTCCTCCTGATAGTTGGCTTATTAAAAAGCTAATACCAATAAGAGGCTGTTGTTTTTCTAGGGTGCGTAAAACTAACAGTCGGCCAACCGTCAGTTTACGGGCCTATACTTGAACAGGTAGTTCTTTCTAGTTTAGACTTTATTGGGAATTGAGTTAAAACAAAAGGTAGTCACAAGAGGCTTTTGTTCTATACTCCTTAGTTATACTATTGATTTTTTATTTGTCAATAGTTTATCTGGCATTACCAGATACGTCATAGACGAATTTACCACTACGCATTGCTTTGTTAATTTCGTCTGCACGTTCTTCAAATTCTTTGTCAGTCATTCTAGCAACTTCTGACTCACGAATCATACCATTAGCATCAGCTACATCTACCTCAGTTTTACTTTTTTTAGATACAGGTGATGCTGCTGCTTTTCTATTTGCTTTTTTAGCTTCATTAGTAAGACCTTTATCTGATTTATAAAGATCAATTACACGTACTACTGAAGCTGGGTCATCTGCATTTTCATATAGTGCATCTCTAACCCACTTAGGTTGTGCATCTGCCCAATCATGAAACTCATCTGACTCACGTAACTGATCAAAGTCTGAATGTGATCTACGTATTTCATTTTCAGACTTAACTCGATGAGCTTCTGCTTGAGCTTCGTCAAGTTCTTTTAATCGAATATCAGCTTTATTAAACATTTCTTGTGCTTTTTTAGCAGCAATAGTTTCTACAATACCAGCTACATCAGGATATTCTTTAGCCCATTGTTCAATGTCTTCATCAGACTTAGGTGGCACTATACCTGCTTTAGTAGATGCTTTTTGAAGAGCTTCAAATTTTTCATCCCACTCTTTTTCTTTTTGCTGCATATAGCGTCTTAAATCACCATAGCGTTTTTTAAAAGACTTTTCTTCTGCAGATAACGTTTCTTCTTTAGCTTCTGTATTGGTCTCTGCTTCTTGAGTAGTTTCTTCAACTTCTTCTGTTTCATCTACTGGGGTTTCTCCCCTTGCTTCAGCTTCAAGTTTTTCAATCTCCTTAGCTTCTTCTTCCATCCGTTGTTTACGCTTTGCGTGATTGTATCCACGATCAACGAATCCTGCAGTTTTTGATGTTTCCATTTCTCCTAGTTCAGACATATTATTCTCCTTATGTTGGGGTCAGCCGTAGCCAAGTAGCCTTATAGTTATTTAGTTTAGGGGTTATTCATCCCATCCTGTCATTGCAGCTTTTACACCAGCAAACTCTCGTTCTTCATCTACATTTTTAGGTTGTATAGCACCTGAAACTATGTCACGTATTCTTTGTTCCCGTCTTTGGTCATCTATTCTGCTACTTGAAGCACTTTCTCTTGCTTGATCTCTTTCATATTTTTCAGTAGCAGTAAGTGTAGGTTTTGTTACAAGAGGTCTTGGACCTGGCCTAATAGAGCCTATTTCTTCAGCAGTGGGTGCTAAAGAACCAGTTCGTTTATACCCCCCACTTACATTAATAGGTGGAGTACTATCATCATCATCATGATCTACAGGTGTTGTTATAGTTGGGTCATATTTATAATTTTCACCTGCATTCTTTTGCATCTGCTTATTAAATTCTTCTTCAGTTTTAAAAATTTTATTACCAAACACATCTGTAGAATCTTTAAATAGTCCAGCATCAACTTGAGTAGTATTAATTTGTTTTGCTAGTCTACTACCAGTAATAAAGTTTTTAAGTTTACCTAATTTATTATCATTAATATAACTATTGAACTTAGTTGTTAAACTTGATACATCTTGTGCATATTCACCACCCTGTGCTTTAAGTATTGCAATGTTAGCTGCTACTTGAGCTGCATTAGATGCTTTTGCAAATTTACCTAAAACTCCTCTACCAAAGACAAACTCAGCAGCACTACCTAACATAGTTGTAGGTCCATCTAAAGCTGCAGAAGTTTGTTGTGCTAGATTATCAAAGTTAGTGTAGTCATAGTTATCCATCCAAGTTGGATTATCCTCTCCCCCTTCATCATCATCGTCATCATCATCCCTAGGCTGTGGGGTTACTACTGTGGGTGCTGTTGTAGTATAACCTTGTGCTATTAATTCGTTATATCTTACTTGATCCTTTGGTAACATTAAGGTTATAACTTCACCATTAGGACCATATAGTGTTACAGGGGTTTGTTGTGTTTGTTGTGTACCAGCAGGGGGTTGATAAGCACCAGCACCAGGTTTTTCATAACTAAACTCGCCAGTATAGATTGGTCTTTGTGGTGGGGCTGGGCCTGTTGATGTTACAAACTCTCCAGTTATACCACCACTCTGCATAGCTCTTGGTTGTTGATACATAGACTGTTGTTGTTGATATGGATCTGACATTTGTACCATGCCACCTTCAGCCATCTTTTTTATTTCTTGTAATTCTTCTGATGTAAGATCTCCACCCATAGCCATTTGTCGTCCCATTGGACCAGCCTTAGGTCCACCTACAGGTACAGGTTCTCCACCAATTCGTCCATCTTTATCCATCTTGTTTAAACCATCTTTAGCTTTATTACGTAGATCTTCAAAATATTTTACACCAAAGAATCTTACTACATCAGCAGGAACTACATATTCACCTTCAGACAGTTGAGCAGGTATATCATCTCGTACTTCTTTAGCCATAGAACCAGATGGTACTTCATTACCTGATACAGGATCTTTTCTCATACCATCATCTTTAAGGCCACCTTGCTGCATGAAGGCCATTTCCATTTGTTTATTCATAACTGTTCCACCTTTGTTTAAACTTAGTCCCGCTTTAATATTTAAATCTCTTCCAAGTTTTTTTCCATCTGAAATAAGTTGGTCTTTTAAATCTTGATCATAGTATTTATCAAACATTTTATTAATGTCTTCAGGGGGCATATTAAAAGTTTTTGAAAGAATTTTTCTTCCTTCATCAAAAAGAGAACTAGTTCTATAAGCATCTGATGCTACAAACATACTCATTGTTCCCCCTATAAGGGGATTATAATAATCAAGCTCTGCTTCTTTTGCTCTTTGTTCTAATATAGGTGTAGTATTGTCTGCATATTGAGTTGCTCTAAGTCCAACAGTTCTACTTTCAGCTTCCCCTAAATTTTTTAAATACTTTTGATAAGCTTGATTTTTTAAACTTACGTAAGAAAAACCTATCTTTTCATTAAGTTCAAGAAGACGGTCAAACTCTTCTGGTGTTGCTGTACCAGTATTTAATTTATCTTGTATATCATCAAACTCTTTAGTTAAATTTGCAACATTACCTCTAAGTTTTTCTAAAACTGGATCTTTACCTAATTTAGCAACCCTTTTAGCACTAGCTCCTGTAACACCACTTATTAAATCTTTTTCAAAATTTTCTATATATTGCACACCATGTTGTATCTCATGAAATAAAGTATCTTTTATATTTTCAACAGAGTCTGCACCTTTAGATTTAAATAAATCTGTGCTAAGACTAATAGTTTTTGTAGATGCACCAAATGTACCAAGAGAGCTACCCATATCTGCAGAATTTTTTATTCGTAAGTTATAATCTCTTAACTGAGGATATCTACTAAATAGTTCTGGGTGATTTAAAAATTCTTCTAGTCGCATATCCTCTGATAAAATTTCATCAACATCACCTTTAGGAAAATAATTAATTTGGGCATTTTGATCATTAATCTCAAACCTAAACATATTAGTTTTATCATCATAAATTAAACCAGTAGCATCTTCTATTTCTT